GTGAGATTCATTCCTACTGTTACTCGAACTTGGCCGAAGATGAATCTTGAAGGGATAGAAGAAGTTCTTCTATCTCCAAGATCTATTGAACTGCCGAGAGAACCAAAAGAGATTTTGATTGATAACAACTGCTTCCTAATCAATAGGCGGGGTTGTGATGTATCTGTTTTAGATGGACACATTGAACTTTGCAAAGTGTTAGCACACGATTCTCGCTGTGTCTTCATTCTTCCCGATATTGAAAAAGATCAAGAAGCCTGCAAAGTTTACATTCAGCGGTTTATGGATGAAGTGAAGCCTCTTCGGTTTGCTTTGATTGATCTTCCTTTTATCTTAGAAAACTTCACAATCTTAATTGATCATGCTGAACTCTTTGCTATCCCAAGTAACAGGGTGGCTTCTGCGGCTTTTGATTTGACTCATTACCATTTACTTGGATCCGATCCTCCAGTGTTAGCTAGATCTTGGGATGACCTACAGTACGATTCATCCCTTCCGCTTGCCCAGGCTATTCAAGCTCACCAAGAGGAAACTCGTCAGCGCCTTGGATACTACGGCAGAACTGCCCCTACAACCGTTGAAGGCACCACTTAGGTGCTATGGGTCAAGGAGAGTTATGAATCTTATCAAACGATTACTTGGTGGACGACCGATGAAGCATGAAGGTTGTGCATTTGTAGATGTAGTGGTTGGAAAAGAAGTAAACCGCTACACTGATACACTTGGTCGGAAATGGCTGGCTTTCAACCGCTGGTCGCTATTTCGAGTAGCACAGTAAAATACCTTGAAATTTATTTTTAGAGCTAAACTTTAATTCTAGTTTAGTTTATAAGAAATATCGAAAAAAGTTTAAGAAAATACGGTATTGCCCCTTGACTTTTCCCAGAAGGATGGTTATACTGTTTAGGTCGAGGGTCAAGGGGACCTGAGAAGGAGAATGACTTCAATGTTAACCAATCGTCAACAGCAGCAGTGGTCAAGTAAAGGAAGGCATTATTGTGCCAACCTTACGACCTCGAGTCTGCCGGTGGCAAAGGGCAATATTGAAGGTCGTATGAATTCCTTTGACGCCCCCAAGATTCCCCCGGGTTGAGAGAAAGTAGTTTTCCTCCCAACCCGGCCTAACAAGCCGGGTTTTTGGTTTTTAAGGGCGACATTGGCACGGCAGTAAACGCACCAAACAATTGGGGTGTGGCTCAACGGTACAGCAGAGGTTTCTGAAGCCTCCATGTGAAGGTTCAAGTCCTTCCGCCCCAACCATTAAACAAAACGTATCCCTACTCGAGGGTCGGGAAACTATTCCTTGAAAATTGAATAATGTATCGAATGGCTACACCTGCAGTGTTTTAGGACATCGCAGAGATGAGAACGAAGCGATTCGTCCTCAAAGATGTAGTTCGCATGGGGCTCGGCAGTAACGAGCTGGGCCCCATTCAATAGTCCCGAACGCGAAGTGGTTGAGCGAGCAGCCTTTCAAGCTGTTGACTAGCGGGTTCAAATCCCGTCGGGATTACCAATGGAAGCGTGGCGAAATGGTAGCCGCACGAGTTTGCTAAACTCGCAATCGAAAGGTTGTGCAGGTTCAAGTCCTGTCGCTTCCGCCAATGCCGGTATACGCCTAAGTGGCAACGGGTCCTGGCTGTAACCCAGGTGGGTCTAAGGCCCTTCGTAGGTTCGAGTCCTACTGCCGGCACCAATCAATGCACCATATGCCGAAGTGGTCGAGGCGCGGGATTGCAAACCCCGTCTTAGTCGGGTCGGGTCCGACATGGTGCTCCATTCTTACAACGCTCTTATGGCGGAACTTGGTAGACGCGCTAGACTCAGAATCTAGTGGAGTAAAATCCGTGCTGGTTCGATTCCAGTTAAGAGCACCAGTGCTTATGCAGGTGAACCCCTTCAGCAAGGGAGGGCACCAATCCTAACCTGCAGCCTCTCACGGGATATGGCGGAGTTGGTAGACGCGCAAGCTTGAGGTGCTTGTGGAGTAAAATCCGTGCCGGTTCGACCCCGGCTATCCCGACCATTCATGCCCTCGTAGCTGAGCTGGATTAGTGCTGGTCTACGAAACCAGAGTACGCAGGTTCGAATCCTGTCGAGGGCACCAAATTCAACCGCTGGAGTAGATGAGACGATCTAGGATCCAGGGTCTTACAGTGGTTGAAGTTTACGGGCGCTGAGCTAGTACGGTTATTCAGCGGATGCCTGAAAAGCATCAGAAATTGGTTCGACTCCAATAGCGCCCACCATTTACGGTAGCTCAATGAAAGTGAGTAGTTGCCGAAGAAGCAAGCTAGTAGCGGCTAGCAAGTAGTGGACCTAGTAGAATCCAGACTGGAATCTTCGAGGTTTGGTCATATCAAGCCTGGCAGCGATAAAAACCGAGACCGGATGAAAAGGACGGACAAGGTGACCAAACAGAGAACGACAAAAGCTGGTTTCGAAGCGCGAACAAAAACTAGTTCGAAAACTTGTGGATATCGGTGGTGAAAGCAAGTAACAGGTAGAGCACCCCACCCCGCCGCCAGGCTTTTAGGGGGTGATGCAAGGTTCGAAGCTTGCCCGTAAAGCCTACGTCTCCGAAGCTCAAATGGATGAGCACCTGACTCTTACTCAGGGGGTTGCCGGTTCGAGGCCGGTCGGGGACACCAATCGGGGTTGAATCTAAAGATTCCCCCTCAGAGTGTGACCGTAACTCAGTTGGTAGAGTGCTGGATTGTGATTCCAGTTGTCGCGGGTTCGAATCCCGTCGGTCACCCCAACCCCCGCAGCCACGGGAAGGTTACTTCGGTCAAGAAAACACCTTCCCAAATTTCCTCGGGGCAACAAACGGGTTCATAGCTCAGCTGGGAGAGCGCTTGCATGGCATGCAAGAGGTCGGCGGTTCGATCCCGCCTGGATCCACCAATGGTGTGGAAGCTGAAGTGGAGGAAGCGCGACCCTGTTAAGGTCGTCTAAGTGGGTTCAACTCCCACCCACATCGCCATCATGGGGCCAAAGTGTTGAGGCGTGACACGCTGGTTTTGCACTCCAGAGTAATGGGTTGAACTCCCATTGGTTCCACTTGCCTTCATAGCTCAGTGGTAGAGCACGTGGCTGTTAACCACGCTGTCCTCGGTTCAATCCCGGGTGAAGGCGCCAATGCGACCGTAATTCAGTGGTAGAATGCTTGCTTGCCAAGCAAGATGTCGCCGGTTCAAGTCCGGTCGGTCGCTCCAATACAGTCCCGAACGCGAAGTGGTTGAGCGGTCAGCCTCTCAAGCTGATGACTAACGGGTTCAAATCCCGCCGGGACTACCATTTTCCAGCAGCCATGGAACAGGTTACTTCGATGTGTTTGGTTACACATTTTGCATGCAACGCAAAACGTTGTGGGTTCAATTCCCACCGAGCCCGAAAGGGTTACACCTGCCCAATTTTCTCTGGAAATTCAACAATGGGGATATAGCTCAGAAGAGAAGAGCGCTTGCCTGTCACGCAAGAGGCCGCGGGTTCAAGTCCCGTTATCCCCGCCACTCGGGTTTGTAGCTCAGTTGGGAGAGCGTTCCCCTCGCACGGGAAAGGTCGTCAGTTCGACTCTGATCAGATCCACCAATTTCGGGGTAGCCAGAAAAGAGAGTTCATCGCCTGTGGAGCGCGTGGTCGTTGGTTCGAATCCAATCCTCCTCCCCTACAATTCCCATGGAGGAGGTAGCTCAGTGGTTAGAGCACGTAAAAACCTCTCTTACAATTTTCTCCCCGATACTCATTCTTGGGTAGCCAGAGTGAAAGGTACTTCGTGGTCGAAAGACCGATTCAAGGTTCGATTCCTTGTTTTCCCACCAATCCTGCAAGGATAAGTTTTACCACGGGAAAACTGCTCAATGGTTGAGCGCCGATGCAATTTCCTTTCTTCATTTTCTCCCAAGTTCAATTTTCCAGGTAGCCAGAAAGAAGCGTTCATCGCCTTTTAAGCGAGTGGTTGCAGGTTCAACTCCTGTGTTCTCCCACAAGGGGAATTAGCTCAACGGTAGAGCACTTAAACCGCTTCCTCAACCATTCTCCTGGGATTCAAATCCACTGCCAGAGGGGCGGACGGTTTAGTTGCCGACCTCAATGGAATAAGTGACCGGTCAAGTCCGGTTTCAATGGCCGTATAGCTCCAACGGTAGAGCATTCGCCCGATAAGCGAGAGGTTACTGGTTCAAATCCAGTTACGGCTACCATTTCAACAATAGTTCCATCGTCCAACGGAAGGGCACTCGGCCGATTACCGAGGTATGAGGGTTCAAATCCTTCTGGAACTACCATCGCGGGGCAGACCGGTCCTAGTTAGGCCTCATAAGCCTGTGCGCAGGAGGTTCAATTCCTCCCCCCGCTACCAACGCCAGTCAAGCCAACTTGGGTGAGGCGCATTCCTCATAAGGATGATACGATCGGTTCGAAACCGATGACTGGTACCACTCACGCCCGCGTAGCTCAGCGTATAGAGCACTCGGCTTCGAACCGAGCGGTCGGGGGTTGGAATCCCTCCGCGGGTACCAATGGAAGATCGGCACAGTTGGAGAGGTGCACTATCTTGGAAAGGTAGAGTCCGCAAGGGCTAACGAGTTCGATTCTCGTATCTTCCGCCATTCGCTGCTGTAGCTCAATTGGTAGAGCACTTCCTTGGTAAGGAAGAGGTAGTCGGTTCAAAACCGACCAGCAGCTCCATTTGCGACCATAGCTCAGTGGTAGAGCATTGGTTTCCCAAACCAAGGGTCACGGGTTCAAATCCCGCTGGTCGCTCCAATGGAAACTTCGGCATAGTCGGCATGCCAAACGGTTTCGAAAACCGTGGCTCCTAACGGAGTGGTGAGTTCGACCCTCACAGTTTCCGCCAATCTCAACGGGATATAGCGCAGCCTGGTAGCGCGCTTGCTTGGGGTGCAAGAGGTCGAGGGTTCAAGTCCCTCTATCCCGACATCGGAACATTCTCCACAATTCATGTTAAAATAATTGGTGGAGAGTGGAGAATGTTCCATACAGTTTACAGAACAACAAATCTGGTGAACGGCAAGTTTTACATTGGTGTTCACAAAACAGAAGAGCCAAACGATTCGTACCTTGGATCAGGAAAGTATCTACAGCGAGCAGTTAAGAAATACGGTGTAGAGAACTTCAAGAAGGAAGTGTTGTTCGTGTTCGATGAACCTCAACAAGCCTTTGACAAAGAAGAGGAATTCGTTGAGCTTCATAGGTCAGACCCAAACTGCTACAATCTTCGCAAGGGTGGAGCAGGAGGATTTGACTTCATCAACAGAAATGGTTTACACAATACAGCACCTGCTAGAGAAGCATTGAAGAAGTTGTGGGAAGCTGATCCAGAGAGTAAGATTCGTTTTACTCAGCGTGGTAGAATTGGGAGGTTGAATTCAATGGCTTGGAAGTTGTCAATGAAATCAAAGAAAAATGATCATTTCAAAGGTAGAAAACATACCGAAGAAACAAGACAACAGATGAGAGATTCGGCAAAGAATGTTCATAGTGGTTCAAGGAATTCTCAATTTGGAACTTGTTGGATTACTCGAGATAACGAATCTAAAAAGATTAAAAAATCGGATTTAGATGCTTGGATTCAACTGGGTTGGATTCAAGGAAGAACTTACCGCCCTTAACTCAGTTGGTAGAGTGCTCGCCTTTTAAGCGATACGTCACCGGTTCAAGTCCGGTAGGGCGGACCAAAACGCGTCCATAGCTCAGTTGGTAGAGCGCTTGCTCGACACGCAAGAGGCCACTGGTTCAAATCCAGTTGGATGCACCATTCAATTAAAATAGGTGAAGGAGGTACATCATATGTACGCATCACCTACTGGCGTGGGAACGATAACCAATACTTTTAATTCAGCTCCCACTCAGGCGCTTTATAAGACATCAGCTGCTAGACAGAATGGTCAGACAGCTTGGTCTCCTTTAGTGGCTTCTGAGGGACGGCAAGTTGAAACCATTCAAGTTCGTCGATTTAGCGACAACTTGACTTTGAATTTCGAAGTCCCTTGTGATTTTTACAAGTGGCTCGTCGACAATCCAAACTTCAGAACAATTGAAGAGTGTGGTTTGGGTTGCTTAACAGTTGGTGGAGTGGACGCAGCAGTTCCTACAATCACAATGTGGTACGCAGGACAGTCTGCCACATTCGTAACGCAGCAGCCGCTAGTAGATTTCTTCAAATAAATTGCCGCTTTAGCTCATCTGGTAGAGCAACGGTTTCGTAAACCGTAGGTGCTCGGTTCAAGTCCGGGAAGCGGCTCCAATGGGAGATGCACAGGGTGCGAGTGGGACTCCAAATCCCGCTTTGAAGAGTTCGAGCCTCTTATCTCCCGCCATTCTTGAGGTAGCCAGAAACGAAGAGTTCATCGTACAGAATGCTCAATGGTTGAGCGTTTGCCTGAAAAGCAAAAGGTTGCAGGTTCAACTCCTGCTCCGTACTCCAAAAAGCCTCTTCCTCAATTTTCTCCTCAAGATTCATTCACCAAGCTACCAATCAACGGTGCATGGCTCAGCCTGGTAGAGCGCTCGGTTCGGGACCGAGAGGTCGGAGGTTCAAATCCTCTTGCACCGACCAACCAAGGGACCTCCTGCAACCCTTACGAGCTGTGCAGCTTTTATACGGCCAAGCGGTGGAGGTAAAGTGCGTTATAGTACAGACAGCAAGTGCACACGCGCCGAAGGAAACACGCATTCACGGTTCGACTCCGTGCCCGGCTTTTCAGTCCCTTAGCTCAGTGGTAGAGCGCTTGCTTCACACGCAAGAGGTCGCAGGTTCAAAACCAGCAGGGACTACCAATCTTGTCCTCGTAGCTCAGTTGGACAGAGCGTCCGCCTCCTAAGCAGAAGGTCGCCGGTTCAAGTCCGGCCGAGGACACCAAAGAATACCTATTGATAATTTCAAAATTACACCTATAATAAATGGTGTGGCAAAGCCATTCGATACATTACTCAATTTCAGCTTTTACTACTTTGAGGTGACACATGCGACAGAAAGAGTTTTTCAGCCTGGGATTGCCCAAGTGGCCCTGCCTCTTGGTTTCCGGTAAGAAAGTGACTCGTGAGCAGGCAGCTGTCATCCTCATTCGAACCGATGACTGGATGTTCAGTTCCAACGATCATGAGCTCAATGCAGAACTGCGGAAGATCGCAGGACTCAAGCCGGATCATTGGACAGTTCGAGATCGGACGCCGGAAATTCGCAATGCTCCTAAACAACACGCGAGCCCGCGAATTTGGATGCACGATCGAGACCTTCAAGCAGGCATTGGAATTGGCCAAAGTAGAAGTTGCCGAGCCAGTTCCCACCTGAAATCAAAACACGGTTAGAATACAGTAGGTGATTCAAATGATAAAGCGAAGCGTAGTTGCCCTGGACCAGCACTACATGCCAATGCACGAAGTTACTGTTCGACGCGCAATCAAGTCGGTTGTGACTGGCCGAGCACACATCCTCGATCCTAAGACCTGGAATCGAATCGACATCTGGTCGGATGACTTCAATTTCGAGATGTTCAAGCACCTGTGCATGATCGTCTTCCCCCACACCAAAGCTGTGGCGGATGTGAAGCTGAAGAATCGTGGTGTTCGAAATGTTCTGGCACGAGACAACTTCGAGTGTCAGTACGACGACTGCAAGAACCGAGCAACCACTGTCGACCATGTCCAGCCCAGCTCGAGGGGTGGGAAGACTCACTGGCAGAACCTTGTCGCGTGCTGTCACGGCTGTAATCAGAAGAAAGGTAACAAGACTCCTGCCGAGGCAGGGATGGTCCTGAAGCGTTCGATCCGTTCGCCACGCTTCCTCCTGATGGAAAAGTTCCATGACATGGTAGCACAGGCTCAAGCCTAAAGAAACGCCCAGTAGAAATACTGGGCGTTTCCAGGTTAAAATAGTGTATGAGCTGTGGAATCTACCAAATCTTAAATTCCAAAACTGGCAAGTGTTACGTAGGCTCTGCAGTTGATATTGAAGATCGTTGGGTTCACCACAAAAAGAAATTGAGCGGTGGAAGTGGCCACCACTCAATTAAACTTCAGAGGTCTTGGAATAAGCACGATCCTAGCGTGTGGAAGTGGAATATTCTTCAAGAGTGTGAAGAAGCTAAGCTTCTTTGGCTAGAAGCGTTCTGGATTTGTACACTAGATTCTTTCGATAACGGTTACAACTCGATTTCAATAACGTTGGATGGAGAAAGATTAGTACGTCGTCATTCAGAAGAAACAAGAGAGAAGTTGAGAAATCGAATTATAACTGATGAAACACGAAAAAGAATAAGCGAATCTGCAAAAGGTAGAGTTATTTCTCCAGAACAAAGAGAAAAGATTCGTCTAGCTATGCTAGGTAGAGTAATAACTGAAAACATAGAGAAAAACTAAGAAATAAAGTAGTTTCGGAAGAAACAAGAAAACGCTCAAGTATTTCAGCGAAATCTGGCTGGGAAAAACGAAAAGCTAGACAGGCTCAGCTCTAAAAGAAAATACTCCCTAAGGTGTCCCCTTACGGAGTATTTTTCTGTTTACCAATACAATATGTAGGTGGGCAGATCCTAAAAGACCTAGAGACCTGAGAGGGCATTCATGACTAATGATAGAGTCCGCAGACATTTATTTGACGGCGTAGACTTCCAACCCAAAGCTCTTCCTCAAATCCCAGTAGAAACTCAGCTGATGGTCAATGGCCAGAAGAAGCTGATGTTTGGTACTTCGGATGGATATTTCAATATTGCGGGTGTTGTTAATCCTGCAAATGCTGATATTCCAGTTTACGACGCCCTCACTAAGTCTTGGGTCGGCGTAGAGAGCGCTGAAATCAAGTTTTCTTCAGGAACGTTCTTTACTAACGACTGGTTGTCAGGTCCTGACTACGACACTTTGACAATCACCCACAACTTAGACACTCAGGCTTTGGAAGTAGTGGTTTGGGATAAGACCCAGGTCGTCCCCAGCATCACTACAGTGGATACTGACACGCCAGATGTCAATACAGTTATCTTGAAGATTGCAAGCGGCACGGGATTTAACGGAGTTTTCTTAATCTCAGAAATCACCAGCGGGGCTGGTGTTCTTCTTAATGGTTTAGGACAGCAAGCGTCTGGCAGCTCAGGTATTCTTGTTGGATCTGGTGTACCTAGTGACAGTTTAGGATCTGATGGTTTTATTTACATCAATAGCTTGAGTGGTGACCTCTATTCCAAGAACACCGGAGTATGGACCAAGCAGTCAAATTTGATGGGTCCGATGGGACCTGTGGGAAGCACAGGCCCTCAAGGTGTTTCAGGTATTAGAGGTTTGCCGGGATCTCAGATCTACACTGGAGTTGGCGCCCCGCAAGAGACGATGGGCGTCAATGGTGATTTTTACTTTGATATCGCAGTTGGCGAGTACTACTCAAAGAGCAATGGCACATGGTCGTTGCAGGGTTCATTCAAAGGAACAGATGGTGCTGCTGGAACAAGTGGCTCCAGTGGATCTAAAATCTACACAGGTCAGGGTGCACCTCTCGATGGCTTTGGATCTGATGCTGATCAGTATTTAGATATCGCAGATGGCGATTGGTATTCCAATTCCGGTGGAATTTGGACACTACAGACCACATTCGTCCTTTCAGTAAATGGTCAGACCGGAATGGTAAATCTTACTGCTTCTGAAGTGGGAGCAGTTCCCACCAGTGCAGTTGGTGCCAGTGGTGGTGTAGCTAGTCTTGATGCGAGTGGAAGAATTCCAAGTTCACAGCTTCCTGGATCAGTTTCAGGTGGCCTGATTTACCAAGGAACTTGGGATGGCTCAACAGGTCTTCCGAGCCTTCCTCCTGCTGATCCTGCCAACAAGGGCTACTATTACAAAGTATCCGTTTCCGGCAACTTCCTCCTAGATGGCTGCAGTGAATGGACAGTTGGTGATTCAGTAGTATCAGATGGAATCGCTTGGGAAAGACTCGTAAATACAGATTCAGTTGTAAGTGTTGCTGGAAAGACTGGCGCAGTTCAATTGAATGTAGACGACATTGTGGACGCAGTTTCAAAGACTGCATCGTTCAGTGGCGATGTTTCTGGAACACAGCTTTCAGGATTGACAGTTACAGGCATTAGAGGGCACTCGGTAGCTCCTCTTGGAACGGTTCCAGTAAGATCAGTCCTCCAGTACACACCTGCTACAAGAGTTTTGAACTGGTTTGATATCAATGCTCTTCCCATCAACTGGTCGGCCCTGTTAAACGTTCCTACAACAGTGGCTGGTTATGGAATTACAGATGGCGCTACAACATTCAGTCCAATCTTTACAGGAATCCCCCAAGCACCTACGGCTGCTTCTGGTGACAACTCAGCTCAGATTGCGACCACAGCATTCGTAACCCAAGCGGTCTTGGATCTTGGCGGCTTTGGCAATTTCGTAAATATCACAGACGATCAAGAGGTTGGTGGCAGGAAGACTTTCTTGGCACCAATCACATTCTCCTCAGCGGGTGCAATCGGCCCAATGTGGAATACGGGCTTCGTTCCTTTGCCTGCGCAGCCGGTAGGAAATGATCACGCCTACTACACTTACCTCAGTCAGACTCCGAATTTTGCTGCTAACTTTAGCTTCGATGAAGCAATTGGTCATGGCTACTTTGCAGTAACCACTCGTAAGGGTAGTGGTGGAGCAGAGATTAAGACTTGGCTGAATGTGTTCGAAGTAACGGCTACGGTTCCTACTTCTGGTCAAGACTACATCATTGGCTTCAATTTCAACGTAATCCCAACAATTAGTCAAACACCTACAGCACCTGGACATTTGACTTCAAAAGACTACGTAGATAGCACAACGTATTCAAGAACAGTTTCAGATGTCAAGTTCAGTCAGAAAGCTGATAAATCTTACGTTGACCAGCAGATCGCAGACCTCCAAGCTGGCGCAGTGGTTTGGTCTAAGATTACACAGACTCCAAATAACTTGGCTGGTTACGGAATTTTGGATGCAGTTGCACAGAATGCGCAAGTTGGGCTTGGAACAAACAGCCCTTACTTCCATACAGATGTTTCGGGCTCTTATGTTGGTGGCATGACCGTTACGGGTATTTACGGCGTAACGATTCCCACACCTCCTAGATTCTATACGCAGACTCCTGATCCCTACCAGCCTCATTACCATAACTTCATGCTGAAGTGGGTTGGCACAGAAAACACCCCGCTGAATGGAACATTTAGTTGGGTGAACACAGATCTTGATCACAATGCAATGAACTGGTTGGCTCTTTACAATACACCAACTACGATTGCAGGTTATGGTCTGACAGACGCTGCTCCAAAGAACAGCCCAACATTTACGGGTATTCCCCAAGCTCCTACTCCTGATACAGCAGATACAAGCACAAAGATTGCGACCACAGCATTCGTCAAGGCAGCAATTCAAGGTGGTTTTGGTGACCCTTCATTGCTACATATCGATGGCGATGAAACAATTCTTGATAGAAAGAGAACCAATCGAGAATTCGTTTTCATGGGCACAGCTGGTTGGGCCTTCAACGTAATCTACGTAGAGGGTGTTGGCTATCAGTATGCTTCGAATGGTTGCGGCTTCTACACCAACTACGACCCAGCTACTGGAACACTCGGAATCTTCGCAGCAGGGGCTGGAAACCTTGGAAACCCAACAGCTTCTAATCTTGCCTACTCGATTGCAGCTTCTGGTCAAGTTACATTCCACCAACCAGTGGTTGGAGCTACACCATTAGATCCTACCCACTTAGCTACTAAGGGCTACGTAGATACGCATCCAGTTGCTTGGACAACAATTTCTGGAACGCCTACGAGCATTGAGGGTTATGGCATTCAGAATGGTATTACAACAACTACCAATGCTGATCTCAGATATCCTTACGGTAACAACATTAGCTCACCAGCAAATTCTACTTTCAGCGACATCTACGATAGTTTCGCAACGGGTCTTAAAGTTGGTGGCATTCACCACAAGCCAATCCCAGCAATTCCTAATCCTAAGGGTGCAGGAACAGTTCCAAATCCTTATCATGGAACTTGGGTGCTTAGCACCACTTACGTAAACTCGACTCAGGGTGTTCAGTTTACCTGGATCGATTTTGAATCCTATGCTTGGAATCAGATCTCCGGAACGCCAACAAACCTCAATGGATACGGTGTTCAGTTAACAGCAGATTTAGAAATTGGAGTTGGTTCTGATGTAAGAGTAACTGGACTCTACGGTCTGCCACTTCCGGATCCTACGGCCAGCGTAGAAGATGTAGTTCTTAAGTACATTAAAGCTACTGGAGTCTTCCAGTGGCAGAGAATTTCAAACATCGGCGTAAACTGGTCACAGATTGGTAGTGTTCCTACCACAGTGGCTGGCTATGGAATTACAGACGCGGTATCAGCCACAGCAAGCTTCGGTGGTGACATTAGCGGTACATTCAATAGCACGTTTACAGTTAACAGAATCCAAGGTATTCCGGTAATTGCTCCAACCGCAGCTGAAGATGGAAAGGTTCTTGCTTACGACGATGTCAGTAAGACTTTCCACTACGTCGTTCCTCAGATGGCTGGTTCATTCTTAGATACTTCTGGTGGAACGCTTACCGGTCCGCTTATCCTAGCAGCTGATCCTATTACAAATCTTGGAGCAGCTACAAAGATATACGTAGACAACTTAGTTTCACCTAAAGCAACGACAGCGGCATTAACGGCGCACACCAACAATCACAGCAACCCACACTTGGTAACCGCTGCTCAGATCAATGCAATTCCTGTAACAGATATCGGTGTTTCAAATGGTGTGGCTAGCCTGGATGCCACTGGAAAAGTTCCAGTTAGTCAGATTCCTGCAGCAGCAATTGGATCCGCTCTTGGAGCAATGGTTTACCAAGGCACCTGGAACGCTTCCAACAATACACCTACTCTTACTCCTGGCGCTGGAACGAAGGGTGCTTACTACAAGGTAGGAGTTGCAGGCGTCTCCATCATCGATGGCAATAGCAACTGGACAGTTGGTGACCTGATTGCGTTCAATGGAACGACTTGGGATCAGATTCAAGGTGGTACTTCAGATGTAGCCTCAGTTGCTGGTAAAGTTGGAGCAGTGACTCTGGTAGTAGCTGATGTGAGTGGAGCAGCTCCCTTAGCTTCTCCTGCCTTGACTGGCAACCCAACAGCTCCTACTCCCAATGTTGCAGACAACAGTACATCGATTGCGACTACAGCGTTCGTTAAAGCAGCTTCCCCAGTATCCAGTGTCAATACACTAACTGGAGCAGTAGTTCTTACTACGACGAACATCAATGAAGGCGCCAACCTTTACTTCTCGAACGCGAGAGCAATTGCTTCGACCTTAACAGGATTCAGTGCAACCTCTGGTGGCGCAGTAGCAGCTACAGATTCAATCCTGCAGGCTCTTCAGAAGCATGAGTATCGAATTGCTAACATGGTTTCCACGGTGTCCAGTGTCAATACAATGACTGGAGCAGTGGTTCTTACCACAGCGAATATCAGTGAAGTCACTAACCTTTACTTCACAAATGCTCGCGGCATTGGCTCAGTGTTAACTGGCCTGTCAACAGCATCTGGTGGAACAGTAGCCGCTACAGATTCAATCCTAGCAGCAATTGGCAAGCTGGAAAATAGAACAGCTTTAAATGACGCAAAGGTTAGCTGGCCTGGATCAGTTGCATTCAGCAGCGTGACTGGCAAGCCTACAACGTTGGCTGGTTATGGCATTACAGATGCAGCTCCTTTGGCATCACCTGCCCTGACGGGAACACCCACAGCTCCCACTCCAGTAACCACAGACAACACAACGAAGGTAGCGACAACGGCATTCGTTGCAGCCTACGTTTCAGCAAATTCGTTGTCTTCAGTATCCCCAGCCCTGACGGGAACTCCCACAGCTCCCACAGCAACGGTTGGAACAAATACCACCCAGTTGGCTACTACAGCATTCGTAACCGCTGGTTTCGCACCAATCGCTTCTCCTGCCCTGACGGGAACTCCCACAGCTCCCACAGCAACGGCTGGCGATAATAGCACAAAGATTGCGACCACAGCGTTTATTGCAGCTAGCTACGCACCTCTTGCGTCTCCTGCATTCAGCGGAACACCTACAGCTCCTACCCCACTTTCAAGTGATAGCAGCACAAAGATTGCGACCACAGCATTCGTTGCAGCCAATTTCCCAAATGCAGCGACGGTGTCTTCAACCTACGCACCTCTGGCTTCACCGAACTTGACGGGTGTTCCCCACGCTCCCACCCCTTCAACATTCGACAATTCAACAACAATCGCGACTACAGCATACGTCAAGAATCAAGCTTACCTACAGATGCTTGGAACTTGGGACGCAGCTGCTAACAACCCCGCATTGCCTGCAGCTTCAGCTGCTAACAAGGGCGGCTACTACAAGGTGACCACAGCTGGAACAACGTTGATTGATGGTGTCAGAATTTGGAATGTTGGAGACATGTTGGTTTCCAACGGAACCACATGGGACAAGATCACAAATTCAGTTACTTCGGTGGCTGGCAAGACTGGTGTTGTTACACTAGTCGCGGCAGATATTCCAGATGCGCTTGCAGATAGTGATCTCGCAACAGTTGGCGGTTATACTTCAGCTGGCAAGGTTCCCCAGTTGGATTCAGCTGGTTTGATCCCAGCTTCAATGGTTCCTGGAGCCAGTGCCGGTGGAGCAGTAAGTGGCGATGTCATTACTACTTCCCCTTCATTGGCTGCTGGCCAAGCTGGAAATGCGATCACAATTACGCTTGGTAGAACAATGGCAATCAAGACAGTGTTGGTTGCAGCTGGAACCGCCAGAATCAGAATTTATACTAACACAACAGACTTGAATGCAGACCTTACGCGTCCAGTAACTCAAAACCCCTCAGTTGGGTTAGGATTAGTATTGGACGTAACGCCTACAGCCGGATCTGAAATGGCCCTTTGCCCACCACCTTTCTGGGCTCAGAAAACCCCTACATACTACATGCTGATCGAAAACTACGGTGCATCAGCTCAGGCTTTCACAGTAACAATGAACGTTGTCGTAATGGAGGCTTAAGTTGGCTACATCAATTGTTTCGTCAGTACAGGATAACGCATATGCTGCGTTTTTCCCAGCTCTTTTCAATGCTATGAGTGTTGGTGGTTGGGTAAGGGCTGGAGATACTGGCCAGCTTCTTGCTATTTCTGGGAGTCCTTCAAATGGCATTCAGGGCTACCAGATTTGGAGAATGAACGATACACTTCAATCTACTGCACCAATTTATATGAAAATTAAATTTGGTGCGATTACAAGTAATTACAGTAATGGTTCTACTTCATACAACGGCTATAGTGCTTATCCAATTCAGATGTCTATTCAAATTGGCGAAGGTACTGATGGATCAGGAAACATAGTCAATGAAATTATTCCTGAAACTTATTTAAATAATAGCAATCAGAATAAGAATTTAAATAGCTATAACAATTATTTCTGTATGACACCCAGTAGTTTTAATTTTAGTGCAATGCCTGCTTGTGGATATCCAATATACGTGGGGATAGAAAGAACTAAAGATAGCTCTGGAAACGATACAGCTGAAGGAATTTATTTCTTATCTAAAGATACCTCCTTAACTATGAGACAGATATTTGGAAGTGCGTTAACGAATAAATATGAAATTTTCTATGAGACTAGATGCTTCTATCCAACTGGTATTACTACACTAGCCAGTGGACCAAATTTCAGTTTAGTGCCTATAGTATTCGGCAACTTATACGGATTAAGACCTTCGCCCACTTATAGTTTAGTTCACCCAACTGCAGACTTTGCTTCTTATACAACCATAACACTTCCACTAAATGGCAACACTCGAACATTCTTAGCCTCTGGAGCTCCAGTAGGGCTCTCATATTCGCCATCAGCTTACTACGCAATGCTTTGGGAGTGATTATGACCTCATTCAATAGAAATATAAATTACTGGGCTGCAACTATCGGCGGCACTCCTGCAGCATTTGCAACAGCCCTTTCTGACGCGCTAATTGGAGCAGGGTGGGTACTAACGAGTGATACTGGCCAAACTGCAGCTGCAAGCATGGCAGTGGGTGGTTATCACATTTTTAAAATGAATGATTCCCTAGCTGCTACAGTCCCTGTTTTTATAAAAATAGATTATTATAACTCTAGTTGGCAATCATACCCGAGTTATGGTAACTGTAGTTTTGGTGTAACAGTTGGAGCTGGTTCAAACGGTTCTGGAACAATTACCAACGGTTGCCAGAGAGTAACTTTTACATCTCGTAGTTTCAATTCAAATAACGGATATAATTTACCGCAATCATCTTGGATTTCGGCAGATTCAGTTAGTCTTAATGTTTTCCTTTGGCAAAGTACTTCAGGCCACCAGCTATTTTCGATTGAAAGAACAAGAGACTTAACTGGAGTAGTGACGGCTGGTGGATTTACTTTCATGGGTTATGGAATAAATGACAACGCTAATGGAGCAGTTAATACAGCAGGCTTCACATATCTACAAGTGGCCGGGGGATCTGCCAGAAAAATTCAAACGCAGTGGATGCATTTCCTCCCATCTATAGATTCTAGTCATGGTGGAGGTTATAGTACGTTAATGAGTGGAAATAACGTTAGATTTATTCCTCTTCACTGTTTCTCAGTAGAGGGAAATTCGAGTCCAATAGGTTTTATCGAGTACTTTAATTCAGATTTACCCATAAACAACATTATAACTTTAACGCTAAATGGTGTGTCTTACAATTATCTTCCTCTAAGTGATACAGGTCCTAATGGCAGATCTCTTGCTATGCGGTGGATTTAATGGCAAACAATCTTACTCCAAATGTTTTAACTATAGCTACTGATTATACTACTACTAAGCTAATTTTAGCTCAAGCACCCGTAGCTATGTTACTCACTGATATAGTTTGGAGTAAGAAAATAGTAGTTAATCGTGTAAATTTAGTTAAAACAGATATGCTTAGAACTAGATTCTTCCACATTGCTAGAAGTACAAGTACTATAGTGGCACCAAACTCCAATCAGAAGCAGTTCTGGCCGAAGGGAATTAAATGAGCGCAGATATTCTTGCAATCACAGGCTTTCAAAATCTGCCGGCTTCTTGGTATCCAGTCCTGGCTGGTCGCCTTCTAGCTTACGGTTGGGTTCAGACTGCGGACACCGGCCAGACTGCCAGCGGTGGCTACCAGATCTGGAAGATGGCCGACGCCCTTCAGGCCACTGCTCCAGTGTTCATGAAGATCGAGTCCACAGCGAGTGGCAACTTCCCCGAATTATTCATCACGATTGGAACGGGATCAAATGGTTCCGGGACGCTTACTGGAAGAGTTTCTCCAAGACTAACAGTTCTTTCAGCAGGCAACTTCGCTACAGCTTCAACTGGAGTCTTCTCTGGAAGCACTAGTAGATTTGCATGCCAGATTCCAAATACAGCCAATTCAGCTTGCTGGGGTGTTGGCTTTGCAATTGAAAGATCAAAAGACTCCAATGGAAATGACACAGGTGATGGAGTCTTATTCATTTCTTTGGGAACCAACCCTCAGCAGTATTACTTGAGCATGGCGGGAACTCAGAGATCCGTAGCGAATACGTTATCAGCGCTTTATCCTTTTGGTCAAACAACACTAAACACGGGCAATAACGCAACGGCAATGACTATTGGCATGGTTCCTCCTCTAATCTTTGATCAAGACGGAATTAAGAATGCTGGTATAAATCTTCTGATTTACGCGTCAGCAGATTTAACTTACGGCGTTACTTTTGTAGCAAACACTTATGGCGTTGATCATACATACTTCGCTTTGGGAACAACGACATCTCCTGGTGGGCCCTTCTTAGCTGCAGCTACCAACCCTGGCCTAGCAATTAGATTTGAATAAGTTAGAGGTGTTAGATGGCAATAACAGGTACTGGTGGTGTAGTTACAACTTTAGCTATCAACTCAACTAGTTTCTATCGAATTCATACTTTCACTGGCAACGGGAATCTGGTATTATCCGGCGTACCCAGTTCAGTATCTGCTGAAGTGTTGATAGTAGCAGGTGGTGGCGGAGGTGGCGGTAAGCGTGGCGGAGGCGGCGGTGCTGGTGGTGTCCTCGCGTCCAGTACCAGTTTATCTAATGGAACGTACCCTATTGTAGTTGGCGCTCGTGGT